ACCCGGTTCCGTTTGCCAATCTCACAAATTGAAACCACAGCAGGCGTTAAGTTTGCTTATCCAGCAGGCGCTAAAGAACTACAACCGGGTCAAGAATGGCCTGTGGATTTTGGCAAGTTGACCCAGGCCAAACGTGCCAAGTGTGGTGCCAATGCCTCAGCCGACTGATCAATATCCAGTTTATCCCGAGGATGATGGCCGCGATCGACATCGTAACCCTTATAGTCCGGTATAAAAGATAGCAAACCAAAATTGGACATGTAAATACTACATGTCCAATTTCTATTGTGCCGCTCCCTGGCGTGGCTTGCATATCAATCCTCAAGGCAATGTCAAAACATGTTGTGCTGGCAACCCCAACATGCTGGGCAACCTTAACTCAAACACAATAGAAGAAATTTTAAACACCGATCTCATGACCGAGATACGTGCTGATCTAGCACAAGGTAGACCACATGAGTATTGCTCCAACTGTGTGCAAGCCGAACGCTTTGGTGCCGACTCTGAACGTGCTTGGCACAACCGTGTGAATCCTGATTTTGATTATGCAACGGCAGGTGATCACTATCATTATCCTGTGATATTTGATGTGCGATGGAACACAACTTGTAACCTGAGTTGTAACTATTGTGCGCCCAATTGCTCTAGCAAATGGGCCAGCATAAAAGGTGTGCCATTCCGTTCAGGCACACGACCCTACTATCAACAGGTGTGTGACTTCTTAGAGCAACATTACGAACACATACACGAAGTGGCCTTGGTAGGCGGCGAACCTTTGTTGTTGCCAGAGAACGAACGACTGTTAGACGTCATACCCAAGAGTGCTATTGTTACGCTAATTACAAACATGAACGTAGACTTGGAAAAGAACCGCATATTTCAAAAACTCACACAGCGACGCAATGTGGGCTGGTCAATGAGTTTTGATAACGTTGGCGATAGACTGGAATATGTGCGACATGGGGCCAGTTGGCAGTTGTTGCAAGATAATTTACAAACAGTCAAAGAACTCATGAGGAACAATGGCCACTGGGGCGGCATACATGCTGTGTATAACATTTATAGTGCCACGCATCTTTGTGAGTTCAGGCAGTTTGCTGAAGACACTGGTACCTCTGTGCTGTGGCAAAACTTGTTTCAACCAGGCTACCTTGATCCATTCCTACACGGCCCAGAAGTAGCCCAACTGGCCAGTGACGAAATACATCGCTTTTATGCCATGGGTATTGCTACTGATGCAGAACGCCAGTTCTTTGATCAAGCACTAGAACGATATAGCCAGGCTCAGGCCAATCCCAAAATACAACAACAGTTTCATAAACATATCCTGGACAATGAAACTGTGTACCACCCAGACAAGGCAGGCGAGTTTGCACAACTATGGCCGGAGTTGATCATATGATAGGCGCAAAGAATACCTTAGACACGGTGTTAGTCAAAGCACCACACCGTAAAGAAACATTTACCGAATCTGAACTCGAAGAGTTTGCTCGATGTGCAGACCCTGTTACTGGTCCCATGTACTTCATGGACAACTTCTTTCATATACAACATCCGGTCAAAGGCAAGATGTTGTATCATGCTTTTGAATACCAACAGCGATTGATTGCAAACTATCACAACAATCGTTTCTCAATCTCATTGATGCCTCGACAAACAGGTAAGTCAACTTCGGCCGCTGGTTACTTGTTGTGGTATGCCATGTTTGTGCCTGATGCAACTATTCTCATTGCCGCACACAAGTACCTGGGCGCACAAGAGATCATGCAACGTATTCGTTATGCTTATGAACTGTGCCCCAATCATATCAGAGCAGGCGCAACCAGTTACAACAAAGGCAGTTTAGAGTTTGACAACGGTAGCCGTATTGTGAGTCAAACAACAACTGAAAATACTGGTCGTGGTATGAGTATTACCTTGCTATATCTAGACGAGTTTGCGTTTGTAAGGCCTACAATTGCCAAAGAGTTTTGGACTTCTATCACACCTACATTATCAACTGGTGGTAAAGCAATTATCACAAGCACCCCCAACTCAGATGAAGATCAGTTTGCTTACATCTGGAAAGGTGCCAACAAGATTGAAGATGAATTTGGCAACCCACGGCCAGACGGTCTGGGCATAAACGGATTCAAAGCATTTCGTGCGTTTTGGCGCGAGCACCCTGATCGTGATGACAAATGGGCCGCTGAGCAACGTAGTCAACTGGGAGACGAGCGTTTTCGTCGAGAGATGGACTGCGACTTTGTAATCAATGACGAGACATTGATTTCTCCTATCAAACTACTGGAACTGGAAGGTCAAGAACCCACGCACAAAACTGGACAAGTGCGTTGGTATCGACCCGTTGATCCGGATAAGATGTACATTGTGGCTCTTGATCCTTCTCTGGGCACCGGCGGCGACCCCAGTGCTATACAAGTGTTTGAAGCAGAAACTACAGAGCAAGTGGCCGAGTGGCGACACAACAAAACTGATGTGCCCACACAGATCAAAATACTAGCAGACGTAATCAAAGAAATACACTCAGTGGTTAAAGATGAAAAGAAGATCTACTACTCGGTGGAAAACAATACTCTGGGTGAGGCAGCACTGATTTCTATTGCCGAATATGGGGAAGAAAATATTCCAGGCTATTTCTTAAGCGATAACTCAGTACAAGGCACCGGCGGACGACGAATTCGCAAAGGGTTTACTACTACGAACAAGAGCAAGATTGTGGCTTGTAACAAGTTCAAAATCCTAATAGAATCTGGGCGTATGAAAATACACTCAAAACCCCTGCTTTCTGAACTCAAAAACTTTGTTGCTAGTGGATCAGGTTATGCAGCCAAACCAGGAGAAACAGACGATCTTGTGATGGCAGGGCTACTGGCCACACGCATGCTGATGTTGCTACAATCTTATCATGCGGATCTAAATTCCTACCTTAAAGACCACACAGACAACATAATTGAGCCGTTTCCGTTCATTGCGATGATGCGATAGTGCGCTAAATATACTACCATGGCAACTACAAACTCTATATCACAACAACTGCTGGACCTGCTGGCCACACGCAATTATCACCCCGAAATGCTGGACCGTATGGGCCGGCCTTGTGAAGCAGAAGATGCCAAAACATTCACATTTGACTATATTTCAGGCACGGGCAAGAACTACGGTACCATGGTCGTTGTGCTGGACAGCGATAACGAAATGAAGATCATGTACGGGGACAATCTGGGCCGTACCATGGAAGGCGATGACAAATCAGAGTTCTTTGATTTCCTGCAACACCTGAATCAAAAAGCCACAAGCAATCGTTGGACACACAGCATAGCAGACATCAATCAACTCAAGCACACCATGCAAGGCATGGCAGCCATACAAGAAGGCTTGTTTGAAGGCTACTATGGTACTCGGAAAGTCAGTTATGCAGGCGAACCTACTCAAGCCCGACTTCAAATTGTACACAGCCAACCCTTGGGCGAAGGTGATGCACGTTATCGTCACATTGACCGGATGTTTATCGAAACAGCCGAAGGTGAAAAGTTCAAACTGGGTTTCAAAAGTCTAAGTGGCGCCAGAGCCATGTTGGAACATGTGCGCCAGGGCGGCAAGCCCTATGACATTCGTGGATGCCATATTTCAGAAACAGTGACCGAAATTGCTGTGTTGAGCCGTTTCAATAGAGCGTCAGCAAATCGCATCTTGGAAGGTGTTACACAAGAGTTGGTGACAGAAGCACAGGCGTATTATCAAAGTCTGCGTGAGAATCTCAAGCACATGGCCTCAGGCCGTGGTTACGCAAAGTATTTCGAATCGTGGCATCCGGCCACCATTAACGAACAAGAAGGTGTTGTAGACAACATCAAGACTCTGTTTATCGAACAGAGTATAGACAGCCGTATTGAAGCGGCATTACCACTGCTGGCCAAGATTCAGCAAAGAGGACAAGATATGAAAGAAGCAGATATTTTTGAAAACTGGATTAATAATCTATCAGAAGGCACATGGACCCTGCCAGAAACTCCTGAGCAATTGGATAAGTTAAAAACACTCATGACCAAAGAACTCATTGTTGGTCCCGATGCTACCAACGCAACAGAACAACTGTATGACTTGGTAGGCGATGACATTTTGTTTGATAGACTACATGCTCTGGCCGATCAAGATCCCAGAGCCAACTGCTGGAACGACACAGAAGTCATGAACCGCTTGGCCGAACTGGGCGTTGAAATGCCTGAGCCTTCAGCACCAGGCAATCCTGCTGAACCACAAACAGGTGCAACTGCTCCTGTGACGGCAGCCGTGCCACCTAATCCTGCGCCACAAGGTGTGGCGGAAGGTGACAATCTGGCCACATTTGAAGACATCAACAGCATTCGCAACTTGGCCGGCTTGCCAGTGGCCGAAAGCCGTTTGATGGACTCGGCAGGTGAAACATTGCAACACATTCTGGGTCGTTTCAAACACGAAGTTAAAAACTTTGAAGCCGACGGTGACCTCAACGATGAGTTGTATCATGCCTTGTATGACTACTACAGTGACAATGGTGAAATGCCTTATGGTGTGGCCAAAGCACGTGATGGCGATCCTTACAACTGGATCAGCGACAAGTTAGCAGCCGAATTGGGCGTAAATGAAAATCTTATTGCCCCAATGGCCATGCCAGTGACCACAGAAGGTGCTGGTTGCAACATGACCGCCGAAGGTGAGTACTGTCCAGAACACGGCTTGGCTGAGTGCGGAATGGGCATGCCAGCAGGCATCATGGGCGAAAACATTTTTGACAAACCCAAACATGATGACCCAATCAACTACAATGCCGCAATCACTGGCTCATACTATGAGTCACGCGAAGGTGATGCCGCTTTGGCAAGAATAAAATCATTGGCTTTGCTCAAATGAGATAAATAAACACATGAAAGAAGTGTACGTAGTAGCGTACACTTCCGTAAACAACAAGTTAGGCAAAATTCTTTACCGTACTGGTAGGAAACACAGACAGGCTGTGTTAAAATAACCTTGTAGGCAGCATTTAAGCAAGACTTAAATTTTAAAATCATATTAACGCATAGAAAGGCAACACAATATGGCATCATTAGCAGATATTCGCGCACGTTTACAAGCGGCAGAATCAAAACAAGGTGGCTCATCCACCGAACGTGGAGACAACTCCATATACCCCCATTGGAACATGGAAGAGGGCGCCAGCGCAACACTACGCTTCCTTCCCGATGGTAATACAAAAAACACTTTCTTTTGGCAAGAACGAGCAATGATTCGTTTGCCTTTCAATGGCATCAAAGGAGAGATGGAATCCAAACAAGTCATGGTACAAGTGCCTTGCGTGGAAATGTGGGGCGACGCCTGCCCAATCTTGGCAGAAGTACGCACCTGGTTCAAGGACAAGAGCCTTGAAGACATGGGTCGTAAGTACTGGAAAAAGCGTTCATACATCTTCCAAGGTTTTGTTCGTGAGAACCCCTTGAGCGAAGACAAGTCACCAGAGAATCCCATACGCAGATTCATCATTGGTCCACAAATCTTTACAACTATCAAAGGAGCCTTGATGGATCCTGAGTTGGAAGAATTGCCAACAGACTATGTGCGTGGTTTGGACTTCCGTATTAGCAAAGGTGCCAAGGGCGGTTTTGCTGACTACAATGGATCAAAGTGGGCTAGAAAAGAGTCAGCCTTGACCGAAGCAGAACAAGCCGCAGTTGATGCACATGGTTTGTTTGACTTGAGCACATTCTTGCCCAAGAAGCCCTCTGACGTTGAGTTGAAGGTTATCAAAGAGATGTTTGAAGCAAGTGTTGATGGTCAGCCATATGACACCGAGCGTTGGGGTCAATACTTCCGCCCTGCTGGTGTACAAGCACCTGCTGGTGGATCTGCGGCATCAGCCGCAGATGAAGGCACACCTGCTCCGGTGGCCAAGCCAGCACTCAAAGTGTCTGCACCTGCTGATGATTTTGATGACGAAGATGCTCCAGCACCAACTGCTCCTGTGGCAAAGCCAGCAGGGACTGGACAAAAGGCTGAAGATATCTTGGCCATGATCCGCGCACGTCAACAGAAGTAATTGACAAATATGCAAGCACCATTGGTGCTTGCACTTACCTATTATGAAATTTTCTTTGGTATTTGAGAACACCGGTGATAGTATACCTTTTGAGGTAATATACAATCACGAGTTGTTTGAGTTTTTTGTAGAAAATTCGATTAGCAATAATCAGAACAAATTTTCTGACCAGCAAAAAATAGCAAAACAAGTCAGTAAAGGTTTAACCGATCTTCAATGGGCACTGTCAAATACCAACGAGGTTTTGTATGATCTTGTGGGGATTAACTTTTCACAGTCAGACAATCTGGAAAAATATTTAGACCAAAATCTGCTTAACCGCATACATGCCGAATGGGTATTTTCACAAAATCATCGGGTGCAAGTACATCAATTGAGATTTAGTCAAAATTTAAATTCTGCTAGATTAGGTGAGAAACTGCATGATCAATTTCCAGATGAAATATCTGAAACAAAACTAGCAGTAGTCATGCAACACATCGGACGTATTTTTCCATACGAAGAGGTTAACATGGCAATTCATAGATTGGAAAAAATTTTTACTAGTCCTATTGCTTTTGACGCTGGTGCCAAGTGGGAAATATTTGACAATCCATTTCACAAAACATCTATGGTTTCTACTGCGGATCGTGTGAATTTCGCTTTTGGATATACCTATGTGGGCCGGCAACTGCTCAACAAGTTTGAATATTTTGATATGAATCTTGATTGCAACGATCATTATAACTATGAAACGTTAGAATACTCGTTCAATCTCAGTTTACAACAACCCGAAACCATAGCGTTTAGCCCAGAATTTTTGGCTTGGTGCAAGCAACATAATCGCCAACCCATGGCCAATCAAATTCCTATTGCTAATATGATTGATCTAGATAAACACTTGACTAAGTATCGCAAAATACTTTATAATAACTCACAGGCAAATAATTCTGCCAGCATTATTTTACATTGAAAGAAAACATTATGGGAAAACCATTTGACGTAAGTAAATTCCGCAAGGAAATCACCAAGAGCATTGACGGATTGTCAATTGGCTTTAACGATCCAACAGACTGGATCTCAACAGGCAACTTTGCCCTGAACTACTTGATCTCAGGAGACTTCAATCGTGGCATTCCCCTGGGCAAGGTCACTGTGTTTGCCGGCGATTCGGGCGCAGGTAAAAGTTATATTTGTTCAGGTAATATTGTTAAGAACGCACAAGAGCAAGGCATCTTTGTTGTGCTGATCGACAGTGAAAACGCATTGGATGAAGACTGGCTCAAGGCACTTGGCGTTGATACCTCAGAAAGCAAATTGCTCAAATTGAGCATGGCCATGATCGATGACGTGGCAAAAACTATTTCAACATTCATGAGCGACTACAAGGCCTTGGCCGAAGGCGAGCGTCCCAAGGTTATGTTTGTGATTGACTCACTGGGCATGTTGCTCACTCCCACAGACGTTAATCAATTTGATGCAGGTGAAATGAAAGGTGACTTGGGTCGCAAGCCCAAAGCACTCACTGCCCTGGTTCGTAATTGTGTCAACATGTTTGGTAGTTACAATGTGGGCTTGGTATGTACCAACCATACATATGCAAGCCAGGATATGTTTGATCCTGATGACAAGATCTCCGGAGGTCAAGGCTTTATCTATGCATCAAGCATTGTGGTGGCCATGAAGAAGATGAAACTCAAAGAAGATGAGGATGGCAACAAAGTGTCTGAAGTAAACGGTATCCGTGCCGGTTGCAAAGTTATGAAAACACGCTATGCCAAGCCCTTTGAAGGGGTGCAGGTCAAGATCCCCTACACAACAGGTATGAGTCCGTATTCTGGATTGGTTGACTTAATTGAGAAAAAAGAAATGCTCAAGCGTGAAGGCAACAGCCTGGTGTTTACCACAAGCGATGGCGAAATTATCAAGAAGTTTCGTAAGGCCTGGGAAAAGAATGACGACTCGTGTCTGGACAAAGTAATGGCAGACTTTGGAAATCAGAAAGCCGAGGTAAGTACTCCGGAGGAAACAACAGATGAGTGAAGCAATAGCCAGTGAGATTTGGGGAGAACTCAAGCGTTTTGTAAATACAGTGGACCGTGCCGAAGCCGCCGAAACTGTGATACAGATCTTGATGGACAATGATTCCACAGCCGAAGACATCCGTGATGCTTTCAAAGGCGACAGTGACATCAAACGGGCGTTGACCGCATACCTTGACAACGACAAGGACTATGAAGAAGAGGAAGAAGAAGACGAAGAGGAAGAAGAAGACGAAGACTGGGAAAACTGATGTGGTACAGTCGTGTAGTTGCCAGTTTAGCCGCCCTCCCGGACTTTATCGCTCACTATGAGCGTGAACTTGAAGATGCCAAACGAGACTGCAAGATCTATGGCATAGTAGAAAAAAATATCACAGCCTTACCCGGTATTACCGAACATAGATTTAATCAGTTACAAGAGATCGAAGCAGTACTAAACTATCTCAATATTCAATTGCGCAAGATACGTAGAAAGCATTTTCAAAAGTATCTTGAAGGCTATGCTCGGGCCTTGACTTCAAGAGATGCTGAAAAATATGTGGATGGTGAGGACGAAGTTATTGATTACGAAACCATCATTAACGAAGTGGCATACCTGCGCAATCGCTGGTTGGGTATCCTCAAAGGCCTAGATACCAAACAGTGGCAAATGGGGCATGTGGTGCGACTAAGAACTGCGGGCATGGAAGACATCCAGGTGTAAATACCTGCATGAAAGATATCATACCAATCTTTATTGGCTACGATCCACGCGAAGCCATTGCATATCATACCTGTGTCAACAGTATTATTAGACATGCTAGTAGATCTGTGAGTATTGTGCCTGTGGCTCTGAACTTGTTCCGAGACTATGACGAGACGCACACTGATGGAAGTAACCACTTTATCTACACACGTTTCTTAGTGCCATATCTCATGGGATTTACCGGATCAGCAATCTTTATTGATGGTGACATGATCGTGCGCGGCGATATTGCAGAACTTTGGGACTTGCGAGATGTCACAAAAGATGTGCAAGTGGTCAAGCACAACTACAAGACTCGGATGCCAGTCAAGTATCTTGGTTCAAAGAACGAGGATTATCCTCGTAAAAATTGGTCTAGTGTGATACTATGGAATTGTAATAGTTTTCCCAATCGCAAACTGATGCCACAATTTGTGCAAAAAGCCACAGGGGCCGAACTGCACAGATTCTCGTGGATAGATGATGATCGCATAGGAGAATTACCTCCGGAATGGAATTGGTTGCCCGATGAATACGGGCCAAACCCCGCAGCCAAGCTCTTGCACTATACCTTGGGCACTCCATGCTTTCACGAGTTTGCCGACACTCCCATGGCGGATGAGTGGCACAAAGAACGCATACTTACTGAATACTGTCAGCAAAGAAATATATGAACGACTGGGAACTTGAAGACGAAACATCTTACTTGCCTGTTCCAACAACCCAGCCTGAACCGCATGTGTTGGATCAGGTGGCACCAGAGATACGAGCAATATTTGACAATATACTGAAGTATCGTGTGGACCCTGCAGGATCTACCTATGGAATCACATTGCAAACGCTGAGCGAACAAATTGCGGCATTGCCCGTGAACAACATAGTGAGCACAGACAGTGAATATAGATACGAAAGAAAAGGACACATGTACGATCCTATCCTACAAAGTTTTGTTCAAGGTGCTGGCGGCCAAATCAGCACATGGTCACGAGAAGAATTCTCAATGACACCGGTGGTGTTGCGTGGCATTACCAAACGCAAACAAATGGAAGCATGTCGTCAGGCCGGAAGAGACTTTTACTATATTGACACAGGATATTTTGGCAACGGCAAAAAGAAACTGTATCATAGAATCACACGCAATGATGTACAATGGTTTGGTGATATTGTAGAACGCCCCTGGGACAGACTAGAAAAGACCAACGTTCGGCCAAAGAAAATGCGTCAAGGTACAAATATTCTTATTGCGCCACCCAGCCAGAAACTATTGAACAACTATGATATTGTTTTGGAAGATTGGTTGGCCAATGTACAAGCAGAAATCAAAAAGTATTCTGACAGACCTGTTGTCATAAGAACCAAGCAAGGCCGTAGTGCCAGAGTCAACGATGACACTATGGAAATGGCCCTGGACCGCGATGTGCATTGTTTAGTTACATTTTCCAGTATAGCCGCAGGCGAAGCATTGTTACATGGTAAACCTGCAATTACACTAGGGCCCAATGCAGCCGGACCGCTGTGCAGTCAAAGTCTTAGTGAAATTGAAACCCTACGTATACCCAGCATAGAAGAAGTGGAAGCATGGGCACGACACATGGCATATTGTCAATTTACCGAAGTGGAAATGCGTGATGGTACCGCCTGGCGCATACTAAACAATGCTTGATTGTGTGGTTTACATTAGCAGTGTGGCCAATGTAAAAAAACACAGCCGCAAAAGTCAATGTCTTGAAAGTTTTGCTACAGGGGTGGCCAATTCTGGAGGCCTGGTGCATGTTGAACGGGATTATGTTTACACACCCAGTCGCTTGGCAGTGATGTTGGGTTGGGCAACTACCAACACTGGTGGCCGCAACATTACTTTACGCAAGGAAATCATAGCAGAACAACGCAGACGTGGATTTCAGACCATGTGCATTGATGCTAGTTGCTGGAAATATATTGACGAAGGTAGTAGATATCTACGATATAGTTTGAATGGTCCGTTCTATGACCGCGCCGAATATGCCAATCATAGCAGTGATTGGAACAAGTGGAATGAAATCAAACAAGCACTACATATTGAATTGCAAGCACCACAATCAAATCCTCAAGGGCATATTTTGATCTGCATGCAACGTGATGGGGGATTTTCTATGAAAGCATTAGATCCAATGGAATGGCTCAACGGAAAAATTCGACAAATTCGACAACACACGCAACGCCAACTCCTGATACGCCCTCATCCAGGAGATTACAGACCAGATGATTTTCGCAAGTGGCATAAAAGACAACTCAACAATGATACTAGCATTATAGTAGCGGATCCTATAAACACCCAATTGACAGACAACTTGCATGGTGCTCATGCCGCAGTGTTCTTCAACAGTAGTGCAAGCGTGGCGGCTGTGTGCGCTGGTGTACCGGTGTTTGCGGATGATTCAAGTTGTGTGGCTTGGTCAGTGGCCAATCAAGATATTGCACAGATTGAGTCACCCAGAGTATTTGCACGAGAGCAATGGTTATATGATCTGGCCGCCGCACATTGGAGTGATCAAGATGCACAGGCCGGACGCATTTGGCAAAAATTCCAGCCTTACTTGACTTCTACCACAACATCATAGTTGTGTCCCACAATGCCCGGCCACTTGTGGCTTTTGTCAAACACAGAAATATTTTCTGATACAATAACAATATCCATGTTGGCCAACAGTTGTTCACGCCACCAGTCCGGAGACTCTACAATTAGGTGAGCATTTCGCCCATCAGGCAAGTGTTTCTTGGCAGGATAACAAGCAATTCTAAACCAACCAGCAATGATCATCTTGCTACTGATCATACGCAAAGTTTCCACAAAGTGTTCAGGTTCAATGTGTTCAAGTACATCTGCACTGACCACAGCATCAAATGATCTTTTGGGTACGCGATTGTGATCAACGTTTCCTGGATCATATCCTTCCACACGCATGTCGGGATAATCCTGTTGTATGCTGGCCATTAACGCTCCGTGTCCACACCCAAAGTCTAACACACTAGTGGGTTGATATTGTTCAAGGAATGGTCGCACACTTTTAAAAGTTTTGCTACCCCTAACAAAGCGTCCTTGCTCATGCATTTCTGCCAGTTGGGCCTGGTAGTTGGGATCTATAATCATCTGTGATTTACCTCTATGTATTCATATTTGCCATCAAATGTGTCAGGCACATCTTTCCAGGAAAGATTCAACTGATCATCTGCCCATTTATCATAATACGGACGATCTTTCCACCACCAGAACAAATCACTTGAATTCCAGTCTTGATAGTAACTGCGAAAGAACTCGCGTGTTCTGGGTTGCACAAAGTGAGCAGGATCGTACATGCTTTTTTTACCTTTGGCTTCACGTTGAAAGTTTACACCAATAAAGCAAAACTGTTCAGCATAGGATTCCAGCCGCTTACGTACCCAAGTCATGTCTGCATCTGGAATACTGTTTAATACTTGAGTACAAATAACCCCATCAAACCGGGTACCCTCAGGAGGCAGTTGTTCAAATCCTGCCACACAAGGATCGTAGCAATATACTGTGACACCCAAGTACTCATCAAACGTTTTCCATTGGTCTTGGGGTAGTTCAACGCCGGCACCACCACCGTAAGGCAACTTTTCTTGATATTGTAGCCCTTTGCCGCATCCGTAGTCTAGTATGGTCTTGGCACCATAGCGATCCACAAGATCCTTGATGCATTTTTGGTACTTGACCACATCGTAGCCAGCCCAACTTTTGTTTTGTTCCTGGAACTCGCGCCCCACACGAACTGATTCATTGTAATATGCGCTTGTCATAGCAATTTTATCTCCACAGTGGCACGTTTCTTACCGCCAGCATTTGATATTACATTCACAACTTCAAAGCCATCCACTCCGATAAAGTTTGTTTCTGTACCTTTACATCTAATATCTAGAACAATTCTGGTATTCTCGTGCGAATGCTTCTTCATAAGATCAATGTAGGTTTTTACAGGATAGTGATGCCCGCAACTGAGCCACGATGTAATAACATCAAATTTAACATCTGCAGGTATGTTGATGTTGTTGGCGTCAACAAGGTGATAGTTCTTTGTGCCCAGGTCCTGTAGTTTTGAATCTAAGAATTCAAATGTATGATAAAATTTTAACTCGCTAGAATCTGTGTTCCAATTACCGTAACTGGCAGATTCAGGTTTGGTAACATTGGTACTTGAATCGCCGTCGAGCAACCAAAGTTCTGTGCCGTACTTTTCATTGAACCAGCGGCTTTCCCAGGCAAAGCCACACCCAATGTCCAATAATTTTCCTATTGGTTGGTTGAGATAAGCATCTGCTATTTCCCAACTAGATCGGTGCTTGGCTATATATCGTTCTTTTGTCCATTTACGAGCCCAGGTAACAGAATCCTCAGCACCCTTGTCAATGTTGTCAGTTGTATCTAGTTCCATCCCATGATCCAATCGTCTTTGACTTGATCCAGTCGTGTCATGCCCCAATCTTCTAACAAACCAACGGCAGCAAACTGTCCGTAGTGTTTGCTGTAGGCATCGTGAGGCTTTTGTTCAATAACAACAACAGGACGGCAGCGCCGAATGGTTTGTTCTGCTCCTTGCAACACACGATACTCAAACCCTTCACAGTCGATCTTGATGTAATCAACGTTTTGCAAGTTTAGACTGTCCAGTCTAATGATAGTGGTATCACCATCTTGACTGTCAGGATCAACATGGGTATGTCCTGTGTTGCCTTCTGTAATGATCATGCTGACCTGTCCTTCTTGATCGCCTAGTGCAACTGATTGCACCATTAGATTTGATGCTGTAACATTGCGTTCTAAACATTCTCTAAACATGGCCACTGGTTCAAATGCAATCACTTGCTCAAAATGTTTGACAAGATCACGCGACCATAAACCTACATTGGCACCGATGTCCAATGCTGTGCGTTTGTTCTTCACATGCCCAAGGCTACGCAAACGCACAGGCTGTTGATATTCTGTTGGCCCGCCTTTGCTCACACTCTTGGCCAGCATTTGAGGGAAGTGTGTTTCGATGTCGGGGAAATACCACCCATATTGTTCACGCATTAGAAGTTTCCTTTAGTATTCGGGCGGCTGTGCCATCTGCCAATTCCGTGGTATGGAACTGTCCATACGCCAGGTGACAGGCCCACTTGTGTACCTGGTCCGAATCTGGAAACCAAGGTGTTTCTATATCTTTTAAATCTCTATTGCTAACAGGTCGTGCGGCATTGGCAGCAGGTGCAGTAACAAATGTGGGTACACCGGCCAGCACAGCCTCTGTGGCCGCTGTTGAATTGAATGTGACCACAGCATGTACATCATTCAACCACTCTTCGGGCAGTTGTGTTTTTCGATCCCACCTTGAAGCAGGACGTTCGCGCATGCGTATGGGACGATCAGTGTGTTGTCTTATGGTATCGGTAGTGGTCTTGATCCACTGGTCCAGTGTAATACCGTAAAAGGCACAGGGCTTTTCATCCGGAGCAACTATTAGTATATCTCTACAATGATTTTGTCTTGGCCTAATTTTGACATTTAATTTTTGCAATCTATCTGCTGGCCTATCAACCACAGCGTCATGTTGCAAATCGTTAGGCACAATCCTGTGCCAAAACTTCCAACCATTGGGATTGGCGGCGCTGGGTCTGTTGCCCAAGTACCCTGAATCCATGTAATAGAAATCACGTTTGTCTGCCCAGCATTGTTTGATAATCTTGTGTTTCATGATACCACGCAACACAAGTGGAGCATTGCTGTCTTCGTAACACCAGGTTTCCAGGCATGTGGGCACAGTTTGTGATCCTGCCGCAAACATCTCAATGTATTCGTCGGCGTTGTTTTTGTTTAGAAAAATCCAGGTCATTGCCAGTACGCTTCTGTACGCGGCACTTTTAAATCCACACGTTTGCTGCGGCCCAAATCTTTTCTGGCACCTTTAAGGTGATCCAGGTATGCACCCCATTCACAATTGATTAAGGGATGGCCTTCGCCAGTGATCAAATGTCCTGACCAATCCAGTTCATTCAATGCACATTGTTTTCTCACAGCATCAAACACAAAACTATCATGCCATTCTTCTAGGGTGAATATGCCACCTTCAGCATCATCATAGTAACGCTGAAACTTTTGTAAAAATGCTCGAGTGTTTGGTGTGGCAAGATTCATGGCATACAATCCGCACTCGGTGTACTTGTGTCTGCGACCCAAAAAGCACAAGTCCTGTGTTGGGGGGCATAATCGATCTAGATCTGCCAGTGTAATAGGGCTATGACACACAGTATCCGCATCCATCCACAACAGCCAATCGGTGCTGACAGATCTAGCACAATGAAAGATACTGTAGACTTTGTGACTAAACCTCACAGCGTCCCATTTGAATCCTTTGCCAGCATCCTTGCGTCGTGCTCGTGCAGGATCCGCGCTAACATCGCCATTGGCACGTGGAACTCCTTGCCAAATTTCTTTGAATGTTGTGAGTGCATCAACAATGCCAATATCATGCACCACAAGGTTGGGCGCAGTTTCAGCAACAGCACAACTTTCAGCATAGACCACAAGGGTGACTTCTGCAGGCCATGTTTGCAAAAAGGTCTGGATCATTCGACGGCCATACTTCTCGTAACCGTCAGCGTTAAAAGTGGTACATACAGTGTATTTCATCTCTAATACTTATGATCAATAACGTAGCCTATTTTCCTTTGCAATGTGCAAAAAATTCTCAACCAGTGATGTCGGCTGTGCTGGATTGCTTGCAAGCACGAGGAATACAAACCCAAGAAAACAGCATGACAAGTGACGCCGCCGTTATTTGGTCAGTGTTGTGGGCAGGCCGAATGGCAGCCAATCAAGCAGTATACGAACACTACAGAGCACAAGGTCGGTCAGTGATCATAGTGGAGGTTGGCACACTGCATCGAGGTCACACCTGGAAAATTGCTGTAAATAACATCACTTATGATGGTTACTACGGCAATTGCAACAATCTGGACTGGGACAGACCCAGAAAACTGGGCATCAGTTTGTCCACACAATCAAACCCTCGACCCAATGTCATTGTGGCCATGCAACACGATCGCAGTTTACAGGTGTCTAACATAAACATGATGTCATGGCTGGACAGCACTCTAAAACTATTGAAAAAATCAACAGATCGCTTGATCACAGTACGTCCGCATCCACGATGCCGATTATCCTTGGACAACTTGCCCCCGGGTGTGACTATGGAAATACCAAATCAATTGCCCAATACCTATGACAGTTTTGACATGCACTACGACTGCCATGCTGTGATAAATATCAATTCAGGACCAGGTGTGCAGGCAGCCATAGCCGGGGTCAGACCAGTGGTAGCACCCAGTAGTTTGGCATACCCTGTGGGCATGAGTTTTGACCAAATTGAACAGCCCTACATTCGAGACCGCGAAACTTGGCTTGCCCAAATTTGCCACACAGAATATACCATAGAAGAGTTACGCAGGGGAATGTGGATAGATCGCATTGCGCCAGCATTAGAATAAATACTATAGAGGGATTAAATCATGACAAACAGAAATTTAAGATTCAACGGATTTGCATACGGCGATACACCAGTTACGTTAGATGTTAAAATAAACGGACAGCAGGTATTTTTAAACACAGTCAGCACCATACCCGGTGCTGTACCGACAGATACTACCGATATTACATTTGATCAAACATTATTTGAAATAAACGACACTGATTTATTTCCTACATCGTTTGAGGGTGCCTACACACATTCAATTGAAGTGTCAGGCGGATCAGGTGTGTTGTTAGGAATAGTACTGTCTAATTATATGGCCAACACTGTTGGTAATTTTACTTACCCAGGAAATGTCACTAGTTATCCGCCGGCGTATCATGGAACTCCTACCAACTCTGTAGGTACTCCGGATCCGCGCAGTAGTGTACAAATCAACGGAGTTGATCAGGTTCCTCCGTTGCCTGTTAGCACAGGCATCTGGACCTGGCAAGTTGACAATGGCAGCAATCTTTCTTGTCTCTTGAACATTGGTTTAGGAAACGTTGCGGCATAAAATAACGAACAATCCAACGCTAGATATATAATTGTTATGAATACCTGGCTTGATCATTATCGGCGAATCTATTACCCTTTATTAAATATTCAATTTGATGGAGTGCGTGGTGTTCTTGCTGACGGCATTTACAACAGGGCTGTGGGATTTGATATTATTTTTAGATTGTTACTAGCCCAAAAAAAATCCGACTTTGATATTGTCGAAACAGGCACACTGAGAACACCGGGCAACTGGATGGACGGACAAAGTGCTAGACTGTTTTCAGAGTTTGTGGACTTGTACGGTGGCCAAATGCGTAGTGTAGATATAGACTCAGTGGCTTGTGAAGTCGCACGTAACACCATCACTAGCGACAAGTTTTCGGTGGTACACAGCGATAGTGTAGCCTGGCTCAAGCAACAAACCGATTTAGATCAAGTAGATTTGTTTTATTTAGACAGTTATGATGTAGATTGGAACAATGACTCTGCAAGTGCTGATCATCATTTAAAAGAATTCCTGGTCATACAACCATACATTCGTCCAGGTGTGGTAGTTGCTATAGACGACAACTCACGTTGGATAAACAACAATCAGCGTACCGGAAAAGGTCGTGCAATAGTTGAGTATCTTGAAACTCAAGGGCACTTGCCCATTCTAGACGAATATCAAATCATTTTTCAATTCTAATGTCAAAAAAGAATCCAGGACGCATTGACTGTGCCTGCGTTATTCACGGCTCTGGCTATGACTGGCAGTATGTAGAAAAATTATACAATATGTTGAGTCGAAATCTCTCGGCAGAAGTTCGCCTGCATGTGTACACTGAGCATGATAGATCAGTACCACCACACATGGTCAAACACATTTTGGAAGACTGGGGTATAAGCGGGCCCAAGCGATCCTGGTGGTACAAGATGCAGTTGTTTAACCCTGCTCACTTTACCGGCAATCTCTTGTACTTTGATCTAGACGTTGTGATTGCCAATCAACTGAACTGGGTACGTGAACTCAGTACCGACTATCTTTGGACCATTAGAGATTTCAGATATCTACAACGCCGTGACACTGTGACAATGAACTCCAGCATGATGTGGTTCAATGTCGATCGCTTTAGTTGGATATGGGATCAATTCAGTCAACTTGATTTCAAAGCCACAATCAAAAGTTATCCCGGAGATCAAGATTACCTGGGTGCAGTACTAGATGTGAACCAAAGACGCTTTGCAGAAGACTTGTATTTTGAAAGTTTTCGTTGGCAATGCTTGGACGGCGGATATGACTTTGCTCGAAGAAAACATCTCAAACCCGGCAGTGGGGTTCGAATAAAACCCGGTACCAGTGTAGTGGTGTTCCATGGCAACCCCAAACCCGCACAAGTGCATGACCCTGTGATACAACAACTGTGGCAGTAAAAAGTAGTACTAGAGTAGTACTTGACCAATAATTCCCTTTTTGCTACAATAGTGGCATACAAAGCAAAAAGGAGTTGCCGTGGGATACCGTATTATCGCAAACAAGTTTGAAACAGACATGATGCGCCAGAAGTATGGCCCACGTGCAGGCCTTGAAGGACCATTCAAGTATGCATCAGGACGAGTGTTATACTACGATCCCAAAGAAGGTCGCTACTATGACCCTACTACAGACTTCTACCTCAGCCACGAGGAAATGGATGCTGAACACGGAATTCTTGTCAAGCGTTTAGTTGATTTCCAAAAGTAATACTTTTGCTGTAATTGACAATAAATTGTCCTTTTGCTATAATATACACATAAAGAAACAAAGGAATATATGAATCTAAAACTCAAAGCCCTATTACAGACAGCAGGAATTCTTGTTGTAACCACCACCATTGCAGTTGGTATACAACTTTTGTTTACAACTTTAACTGCAAAAGAATTGACCAACATCCTTGCAGTAGGAAGTATTACATTCTTGATATATTGCATGTATCAAGTAGTACTGAGTCGCTTGGAATACGAGCAAAAAGTTGAAGAAATTGCACAAAAGTAATACTTTTTGTGTACTTGACCAATAAATCAACATTTGCTATAATATACACATAGACAGTTAGATAAACCCGCACACAAAAGGAGCCAACCATGAGTGCAATTTGCGTAAAAAACGGTACATACCGTAACCGACCCGTCCGCAACCAAGAATTCGTTCTTGTTAGCGGTTTTCAAACTGGTGCAAAAGGTAACTATGTTACAGTCAAAAATAACGGCACCTTCCCAAACTGCCCTGATACAATCCGTATTAGTGTAGACAACATTTCTGACATAGAGTATACTAACGGTATGACAAAAGACAATACAGTACATTTTGAAAAATCAGTTCTTGTGGCAGAATCTGACGAGGATGCAATGAACCGTATCCGCGAGCGTTTTGACATACTAACAGAGATGACCAAGGCCACTGTGAGCGGTGACATCCGTGCTATGATTGTGAGTGGCCCCCCTGGTGTTGGTAAATCCTTTGGCGTTGAGACTGAGATTGAAAAGGCTTGTTTGTTTGACAAACTGGCAGGCAAGCGTCTCCGTGCTGAGGTTGTGAAAGGTAGTGCAACACCTATCGGTTTGTTCCAGACACTTTACAAATACTCCGATGAGAATTGTGTCATTGTGTTTGACGACTGTGACTCAATCTTGCTAGATGATGTGGCTCTTAACTTGCTGAAAGGTGCTCTTGACTCTGGCAAGAAACGTACCATTTCATGGTTGAGTGAATCCAGTGCCTTGCGCCGTGAAGGTATCCCGGATCGTTTTGAGTTCAAAGGCTCAGTAATCTTTATTACCAACTTAAAGTTTGATCAAATGAAATCGCAAAAATTGCGTGATCACTTGGATGCATTGCAATCGCGCTGTCACTATCTGGACTTGACCCTGGACTCACAGCGTGACAAATTGTTGCGTATCAAACAGATTGCCAAAGATGGCGTGTTGTTCCAGGACTACGAGTTTGATGAGGCTGTGCAAGACGACATTATTGACTTCATGCTCACTAACAAGGATCGTTTGCGTGAATTGAGCCTGCGTATGGCTCTTAAAATTGCAGACTTGCGCAAGATGAGTGTGCTGAACTGGAAGCGCCTGGCAGAAACAACTTGCATGAAGAGTGCCTGATATGGCTTGGATAGGTGTCTTAATGTTGTTAATGTTGGGACACCTTGGCTGGTCATTGTTGTTGGCAATTTTAATTTTGTTCTTTGGAGATTGACATGGCAGGCAAAGCAAAATCAGTTTATCTAACTGTAACACCCAAGGGCCAAATCCAAAGTGTTTTTCGCAAGACATTCTTTGATGCCAAAGGCTACAATGACTATGTACGTAGCGAAGAGTTCCGAGCCAAATGGCCCGCGGATCAATACGATATTATAAAGGAAACCTACTGATGTACGAAATTTATAATGATGACCTTTTGTTGTTCACAACCAACGATACAGAAGAAGCCGACTATTACCGGATTGAAGGATATATTGTACGAAAAGTTTAACCTTTCAAGATTTCCCGGGCATTGGTTGGCTCCGGCCCGGGTTTGACAACAGACACCCCTAAAAAGGTGTCTGTTTTTTTTTGACTTTTAGAAATATCTAGCGTATAATAAACGTAAATACTTGCTATGACTTTTTGCCATTCTCCCTGGACCAATATTGATATCAGTCCCCAAGGTACTATTACACCTTGTTGCAAATTCCAATTGGCCGGTCACGATCAAAAATTCAACATTCAAAAACACACGCTGAATGAATATGTTGAGAGTGCCTTTTTGTCCAGGATTAAACAGGATTTTGCACAAGGAAACTGGCCACTGGGTTGCGAACGTTGCCAAATAGAAGAGCAGAACAATATTGAGAGCAAACGTCAACTGGACGGTCAACGTTGGTTGGAGCACTACAATCGATACCAATTAGACAGCAATCAATTTATCACAGCCAGCATAGCATTTGGAAACACCTGTAATCTCAAATGTATTACTTGTAATCCCTACAGTAGTAGTCGGTGGCAACAAGAGTACAGAGAGATATACAACATTGACATTGATAATGTGCGTTTTTATAGAAATGATTTTGTTAAAACGTTCACAGAGCAAGCACCAAACATTGTGCATTTGGATATTCCTGGCGGCGAACCATTCTTGAGTGGAGTGCCTGAACAACAGCAATTGTTGAAATATTATGTGGAGTCCGGTCAGGCAAAAAACATCACCTTACACTATACCACCAACGCAACACTATTTCCTGACAGGACTTGGTGGGAATTATGGCAACACTTTAAAGAAATTGATCTACAAATCAGTATAGACGGTATTGGTGCCAGATATGAGTATATTCGATACCCCGGCAACTGGGATAGTTTGGTTTCAAACGTTGCTCAATATCAGGATAAACAAGCAGACAATTTGAGATTGAGCGTGAGCCATACAGTCAGTGCTTATAACATCTATTATCTTGACGAGTTTGTAAGTTGGTGTTATAATCAAGGCTTGCCAAGGCCCTGGTTAGGGCGTGTGCATAATCCTGCACACATGAGACCCACAGTTTGGACCGGGGATGCTAAACAAAAGATTGTTGATCATTTGAGTCAAAGTTCACACGAAGATGTAAGAACTTGGGCCAAGTTAATAGAACAAAATGATGACAGCATGATGTTTGAGCAATTTCAAAAACGTTTATATCAACATGATCAATATAGAAACACAACCTTTGCCAACACATTTCCCGAACTGGCACAATACATATGAAACGATGCACAATACAAATTAAAGATGAAGTAAACATTCGACTAGAAGGCCTAGATCTAGATGTACGCAAGGCCTTGGTCACGGCTTTCAAATATGACGTACCTTATGCTAGGTATCTGCCGGCAGTGCGCCTTGGACGCTGGGATGGCAAGGTCAGTTATTTCCAACTGGGCGGTAGCACCTACACAAACTTACTGCCTGAGATCATTCCCATACTTGAAAAGTTTGATTATGACATTGAACTGGATGATCAAAGAGACTACTCAACCTCGTTTGCATTTGAACAAGTGCGTGAAGACTCGTTTGCACATATCAAGTGGCCCAAAGGACACCCTGCCGCAGGTGAGCCCATTGTCATGCGAGATTACCAAGTTGATATTGTGAACAACTTCCTGGCCAATCCACAATGCCTACAAGAAGTGGCCACAGGCGCAGGTAAAACAATCATGACAGCGGCATTATCAAATGCTGTCACACCATATGGACGATCAATTGTGATTGTGCCCAACAAGAGTCTAGTGACGCAAACTGAAAAGGACTATATCAACATGGAGCAAGATGTGGGTGTGTTCTTTGGCGATAGAAAAGAGTATGGACGCACTCATACTATTTGCACTTGGCAGAGTCTGAATGTGCTGTTGAAGAATACCAAGGCAGGCACAGGAGAAGTGACCATACAAGAGTTCTTAGAAGGTGTGGTATGCGTGATTGTAGACGAAGTACACATGGCCAAAGCAGATGCGCTCAAAACCCTGTTGACAAGCGTAATGGCTAGAGTGCCGATTCGCTGGGGATTAACTGGAACTATTCCTAAAGAGAAGTTTGAAAGTCAAGCATTACTGGTCAGCCTTGGACCTGTTATTGGGCGCCTTAGTGCCAATGAACTACAACAGCAAGGAGTGTTGGCCAATTGTCATGTGAACATTGTGCAGTTGGTTGATCACGTGGAGTATAAAGAGTACCAATCGGAACTTAAATACTTGCTGGAAGAGTCAGGCCGCCTGGATACAATGGCTGATCTCATACGCCGGGTAAACGAAACAGGCAACACTCTAGTGCTTGTAGACCGAGTAGCCGCAGGACATGCTCTAGTAGAGCGCCTGGGTGATCGTGCTGTGTTTGTGAGCGGAGCAACCAAAGCAAAGGACCGTCAAGATGAATACGATGAAGTTGCAGAATCAACAGACAAAATTATTGTGGCCACTTATGGTGTGGCGGCAGTCGGAATTAACATTCCGAGAATTTTTAATCTGGTTCTCATTGAGCCTGGCAAATCTTTTGTTAGGGTTATCCAGTCAATTGGTAGAGGCATCCGAAAAGCAGAGGATAAAGATCATGTTCAAATTTGGGACATTACCAGTACCTGCAAGTTCGCCAAAAGACACTTGACCAAACGCAAACAGTTCTATCGAGAAGCCAACTATCCTTTCTCAGCAGAAAAATTAGAATGGATGAAGATAGCGTAATGGGTACACAGATTTTTGAACGACTTAAAAAACACATGCCTGCACAAACTACGGGCGTATTTGTTGAGATTGGAAGCGATAGGTTTGAAGGCAGTACAACAATACTGGCAAACTTGGCCCAGGAACACAAAACCAAATTAATCTCTGTTGATTTATCTGCTGAAGCCAAAAACAGATTACAAAACAAACTTGACAATGTTGAATTTGTAGTGCAATCAGGAAGTGCTTGGGCCCAAGAGTTTGCACGTAAACACACTGATATCGCATTGGTATATCTAGATAATTTTGATTACATCTATGACATAAGAGAAATTGCCACACGAGACATAACCAAAAAACAAATTGCCGAATATGCCAGTCAAGGAATTGAGATGAATAATGTCAATTGCCAGATTGAACACATGAAACAATTACTAGCATTACAATCATTGTTTCACGACAATACCATAGTAATGTTTGATGACACATACCAATTTAATGATTGTTGGATTGGTAAATGTGGACCTTGTGTGATTTACTTGCTGTCCCAAGGTTATGAAGTTCTGGAATGGACCACAGATTGTGGCACGATCATGAAAAAAAGATCTTGACATTTAGTTTTAAATCCTGTATTATAACAACATGCGAATACTAACACTAGACAACACCTACTACGATCTAAATCAACTGCCCGAAGAAGTTGATGACATGCGATTTGCTATACTTGATAATTCAAACCCAGCAGACCCTGACTATCATTTCATTCCACTAATCTTTTTAGAGTCATTTAATTCACCTGCCTTGGTATTGCGCATAGGAACACAAACACTCAAGATGCCCATGGACTGGCAAATCCTCATTGGAGAGCCCGACATCGGTGATCTAGAAGTGTTACCATTGACCAGTATCAATGATAGAGGCTTTAGAGTATTCCAATTCAACCCACTCAGCAGTTACAGACCCTCCTTCCCGGATATTGAAATCCTAGATGTGTATCATGAAGTCAACTGGTATGCGCCCAAACTCAAGAACGGTCAAATGTTGGCCGTGCCACTAAACGATGAACCAGAACCTGACTGTGTTTACTTTGTTAAAGACGTCAGTCGTAACTGCGAGATTGTGGACTACAACAAGGCCTGGTAATGTCGCAACTTAAACCAGGCGCTACTTACATTTATGAGCGTGCCAATGGTGTGATCTATGCCCGTGAGTTCAATGCTGATCCTAGCACTAGATTTGAAGTGGGATACGAGTATGATCCCATATCAGGACACCGTGTAGATCACGACGCAAGAACTGCAGACGGCAGGCCTTTGTATACCCATATTCAAGAAAACAAACTGTGGGGGGAAATTCGGCGCGAGGCACTGACCAATCCCACTTTACAAGATGCACTGGATCATGCTATAATGATCTATCAACTAACCAAAACCAAATGAGCGACCGACTAAACATTGCCAACGAGATGCGTATGTTTGACCGCAAGGTCAGATCATTCTATGACGACTTGACCGCCGAAGAACGGAAAAAGTTTTCAAACTATCTCATGATACGTTGGGGCAGTTCAGTAGAAGGCTCAAGAGAACTGCAAGAGTTCTATGTTATCAGTTGCAACGAGCGGCTGAACAAGCACTTCTTCAACGTGGGTCGACATCCTAAATTACAATGGCTCATGGCCACAACAGTAAGTCCTGACATGGGCACACCAAGACATCCATGGATTGCGCCCCGAAAGAAAGAAGCCGGACTCAGTGCCAAACGCAAGGCCTTGATGGCCATGTATCCCACATACAAAGACGATGAAATTGATGTGATGGCACAGATCACAACACAAAAAGAAATAGACGCATACAATAGAGCCGCAGGTGCCGACAAGAAATGACATTCACGTGCGAGTATTGCAAGAAAACGTTCATTAAAGAAACATCACTCATGGTGCATTCGTGCGAACCCAAACGCAGACGCTTGGCCCGAGACGAAGCAGGTGTGCGCATGGGATTCCAGGCCTATATCCGGTTCTATGAAACCATGCAAGGCTCGGCCAAGAACAAAACACACGATGACTTTTGTGACTCGCCCTACTACCGAGCGTTTGTAAAATTTGGCAACTATTGTGTAAACACCCACGTGATTGCACCCCCACGTTTCATGGCCTGGTTGTTGAAAGCACAAAAGAAAATTGACCACTGGTGCAGTGACAATGTGTACACAGAGTATCTAATAGAATATCTGCGTGTGGAAGCAGTGGATGATGCCCTGGCTCGTGCAATAGAACACAGCATACGTTGGGCAGAAGAAACAGGCAATCCCCCACATGACTGGATGCGCTATGGTAACACCAACAGTTTATGTTATGCTGTCACAGCAGGACGCATCTCACCTTGGGTGATTTACAATTCGGAATCAGGACAAAAGTTCTTGAGTGAACTCACAACAGAACAAGTGGCCATGGTTTGGCCCTATATTGACTCGGATGCTTGGCAAAAGAAGTTCTCAAACTACCCAGCGGATCAAGAGTATGTGAAAGATATATTGAACAAAGCAGGATGGTAACATGATCAAAAATATAAATGTAGGAGCAGGACTCTCTATTCAAAACGGTTATTCGACCTGGCCTAGTTTCTATAACAATTCTGCATCAAACAGCAATGCCTTGGTTGGTCAAATGCGTTACAATGGTTCAGCACAGTGTATCGAAGTGTATGATGGTATGACCTGGTTGAGCATGGGCACATCATTTCCCACGGTTGAACTCAACGGCGACGTACAGTTGATTCTAAACTGGGCAAGAATGAAGATGTCAGAAGAAGCACGAATTAAAGAACTTGCGGCCAAACACCCCGCTGTGGCAGATGCTTTACAAGCAGTGGCTCATGCTGAGGAACAAGTTCGTATTGTAACCGCACTGGTGGATACTGAATGAGCGCAGACATTGACATTGACTTTGCTGACAGAGAAACAGTGCTGAAGTTGATTCGGCACACACCTGCACGACAAAGCAATGGACGTAAACACAACTCGGGTGTGTATGTTACAGACATACCACATGATCCGTTTGCAGGCTGTGCGGCCCTGGATTACGAAACTGCTGAATCTCGTGGCTATTTCAAACTAGACTTTTTGAACATGAGTGTGTATCAGTTGGTAAAAGATCCTGCACACTATGAAGAGATGCTGTCAGCTGCCCCACCTTGGGAACGGCTGTGGCAAGATGGACCTTGGGCCTCTCAACTGGTACACGTGGGCAACTACATAGATTTACTAAAAGTAATGAAACCAGATTCCATACCCAGGATGGCTGCTTTTATTTCGATCATTCGCCCGGGCAAGGCACATTTACAAACACGCTCCTGGGCCGAAGTGTTTGCTAGTGTATGGGACGGGGACGATTCACAAGGCTACACATTTAAAAAGGCACATGCTGTCAGTTATGCGGCCCTGGTAGCACTACATATGAATCTTACTAGTCCATCCGTCGCACAAGAGTAATTGATTTACGTTTGCTTTTCTTGCGCACTATGTCCAGCAAACTACAAGCAGGGCCGTGTAGTATTTCCAAATCTTTGTTGACAAAAGTTCGTAGCGTATAGCGGAACTGTTCCCAGTCTTTGCGTAAAAAGATGTTGATATGGATAGATCTATTGCTTTCCCACCACCAGGTACTTGCTAATTCTAGGAATAGTATCTTGGATTCTTGATCCAAGATACTTCCAAAGTCGTAGATGGTTGTAACAATATCGTCCCTGTTTTGTACCACACCCACATATTCTGCATTGGCATAAACGCACAATGTTATAAAAGGATATTTTTCTGTCAATTTTTCAAAAATATTGTTACCCATAAATACTTGCTGAGGATCCTATGTATTCAACCACCGTTTACTTATACCAACAACTCGTCCGGGTACTTTTGATAGACACCAGTGGCGGATATTTTACA